CAGAAACTGATGAAACAATCGAACTGACTATTGACGTTAACGAGATTGAAATGAAAAAGTTTCCAGATCATACTAAAATAATCAAGATCAATGACAGTATTCACTTACAAATGCGTTATCCAAAGATTGATTATCTTGAAACTGTATCAGCTGACGAAGAAAAGAATTCAGATCAATTGGTAAAAATCATGACTGAATGTATTGACTCAGTCGTTGAAGGTGAAGAGGTTTATAAACTAAGTGATTTTAGTCCAAAAGAAGTTAACGAGTTTCTTGACTCTTTGACTTCTGACATCGTAATGAAAATCAAAAAATTCTTCGATACCATGCCAGTGTTGCGTTATGAAAAGAAATATGTGAATAAGCTTGGTAAAGAAAAAACATTTGTTGCTGAGGGCTTAGAAACTTTTTTTATCTAATGCTGAGCCATATTAACTTAAGACTGTATTATCAAATGGTCTTTGGATTAGCTCAGCACCATAAATATCAGATAAGTGAAATTGAAAATCTGCTACCTTATGAACGTGATATTTACTTTGGCATGCTAATTGACTTTATTGAAACGCAAAAGGAATAAATCGTGGCTATAACTGGATTCAAAGAACTGCTTGACAGGATTAAAGCTGAAGGCGAATTAGCTCGTGAAAATGAGGTCGACGCAGTTGGTGGAATGACCGCAATACTTGAACTTATCAACGTTCAAGTAACTACTCAGACAGTTCTTATGAAGATGTCAGTAGATAGGCTGACCGAAATGAATGGCCACATTAAAGAATTGGTCGAGGACCTTAAACGTTCTAGTCAATTTGCAGACGTAAAACTTGCGGACAGTGTAAGAAAAAGCGTCGGTCCTGGTACAGCTGCAACAGGTACGGATAACGAAAGCCCAATTTTAGATTTACTTTCTCTTGCTGGTTTAACAGCTGGTTTAATCGGTGCTGCAATCGGTGCTGTAAAGGGCCAGCTTAAAGCAATTAATTATTTCAGTGGTGGTTTAATTGGTAAAGCAGTATCAGCACTTCAGGGTAAAATTCTTACCGTAGTAGACGATATTGGCAAAAGCATTGCAGACGGCTTTAAGATTATACGTAATACTGTTGCTGCCGCATTAATCAGTGTTGCACAGATTCTTGATTTTAGCAAAGATTCAAAATTTCTTAGCACTCTTACTAAGATCAGTAATGTGATCGGAAATATAGCAAAACCATTCGTTGAAGCCTTTGCAGTGATAAAAGAACTCATCGTAAAAAGCGGAAAGGTTACCGGCGTATTTAAAACTGTCAGTGATTTACTAGGTTCATTCGGTAGAACTGTAGGAGTTGTTGCTAAAATAGTCGGTAAACTATTTGCACCAGTTGCAATTATAATGACTGCTTTTGATACAATCAAAGGTGCCCTTGACGGATATGCCGAAGGCGGTATTTTAGGTGCTCTTGAAGGTGCTATTACTGGATTTGTGACGTCTCTTGTTACTGTTCCTTTAGACCTCGTTAAAGATATAGTGTCGTGGATTGCTGGCCAATTTGGATTTGAGAATTTTTCAGGAGCGCTAGATTCATTTAGTTTCAGTGACTTATTCACTAATCTTATTGGCGGTATATTCGACACTGTTCGTCAGCAGTTTGATAGTATCTTACAAATATTTTCATCTGAGTCGACCATCGAAGAAAGAATTCAAGGATTATTCGATTTAATTTTTGCACCGATTGATGCAATCAAGGATTTAGCTTCATCTCTTACTGCAAGCCTTGGATTGGAAGATGTGGCTGCAGTACTCGATTCATTTGACATAAGCAAAATGGTCACCGACCTTCTTCAAATGATTTCAAATTACTTTTCAGACACATACAACGAAATTAAAGGCTTTTTTGGATTTGGAGATGAAACCTCTAGCGTAACTCCTCCAGTTACTGTGCCTATGTATGGTCCAGACGGTGTTTATCTAGGTGAAAGTGATGCGATGTCTTCTGCATATAACGCAGAACAAAACATGATGCAGAGCACAATGGGTGAGGCAACACAACCCATAGTCGAATCTAGTGCAGTCACAGCAAGACAAAGATTTCTCAGCCAGCAGGCAGAAAAAATTAAAACTGAAGCAGCGAGATCTAGCACAAATATGATTAACGCTCCGACGGTGAATAACGTGGGAGGAAGTACTACGAATAATAATTCATCTTCTACGACGATTATTCATGCAGCTCCGCATACAAGTTTAGACCCATATGCACACGTTATGCCTTAAGCAAAAATAGCGTAAGCACCCCAAATCAATAAACCAAAAACAATCCAACTGCCTAATGAAGACTTACCAAACTCTTCGGCTTGTTTTTGTCGCTTCTTATTATCGCGTGCTGCGCCTGCTGAAGAAAAGATAGTCTTTTTATGCACGTATCCATTGCCATCTGTGATAGTCTGAGTCACTTTAGAACCAGTCTTCGAATTGCTTGATGAGGTAATTCTAGTACTTTCAATTCCAATTGAAGAAGATTGTGTGTTGGTACCATTTGTATTAAGTGTTGTCGTACTGCGGCTATTCGGCCCAGTTTTTCGCGTAGTTCTTTTATAAGCCATGATGTACTCTCCATATGAAAGAAGGAGCCCGAAGGCTCCTTCATCTATTATTCTTCAGCTGCAAGATTTTTGAAGAAGTCCAAGGTATCATCGTCGTCATCACTTGATGCACTAAACGATGGTGCCATTGTCTCTGCTGCTTTTGGTGCAGCACGTTCTTTGAACTTTGGTGTAAAGTCCATTTCATCGGTATCTTCAGCAGCAGGTTTCATTGCACTACGTGCATTACCGTCGAGGCCGAGAACCTTGTGCAGTTTAGCGCTTAGCTCTGCATAAGTTTTGAAGTTCTTCGGATCGATGATTGCCTTTAGTGAATGCTCTTGCTTCCAGATTGCTTCGAGTTGTTCATCAGAAAACTCTTCACCTTTAGGACCCATAAGTGGACCCGGCTCACTGAATTCAGAACGATCATAGTTACGGTAACCTTCATAGTTACGAATCTTAAGTTTGAAGTCAGCACCTTCCCACAAGTCAAATGGGTTAACTGGTGTTTCACCTTCGTACTGTGGGTTCATCGACTCAAGCAATTTTTCCATGATCTTCTTACCAAACTTGAAAAGAAAGACTTTGCCTTCGTTTTGTGGATTCGCCGAATCCTTTACGATGTAAACGTTAGCATGAAAGTTTGTACGACGCTTTTGTGCTCGTGCTTGTGCACGCTCAGGACTTTTGTCGTCAGACGATGCATTCCATAGTTTCGAGTTGAACTCAGAAACAGGATCATCTTGACCAAGGGTTGTCAACGAGTTTTCGATATACCAACCACCAGGACCTTGGAAACCGTGATCATGAATCTTTACCCATGCAAAGTCTTCACCTTCAGGTGCAGGCAAGAACCGAATGACTGCATAACCGTTTCCGGCCTTGTCGACATCTGGCTTCCAGTAGTTTTCATCTTTGTTGTTGGATTTGTTGCCGGCGGCTTGTTGTAGTTGCTGATTCAACTTATCAAAAGAAGACGAACGGGCTTTTTTAAGTGCTGCGAATGAATTAGTCATATGTTTTCCTTACGATTTTTGCGATTGTAGTTGCGATTGTATGGCGCTTTGCCATAGTTATTTATATCATACTTTTGCCAAAATGTCAACTTTTACGAAAACTTTTTCATCAGTAGCTGACGCATTTTTGCTTTATCGTATGATATAAATGGGCGTACCTTTTCAACAGTACGTTTAATTTGTGGAAAGATGATCGGATCTGATATGTTACGTTCCCAATAGCGAAAATTTTTAACAAGGTCATCAATAATTATTAGGGTTTCAACATTCACACGTCTCATATTATATAGTTGCAGTAACCTCGGATACTGACCATCTTCCACAACCAAGTTTGAATTGAAGTCTGAGTTCAATTCATTAATGTCAGTGTCGAATACGTAAGACAAAGATTGTTGTTTACGCGTCCATTCAACAAAGATCTCCTCGGCCTTTTCATTATCAAGTAGATCTCCGATCCAGAGTGTTGGTTCGTAGATCATATTTGCAAGTATGTATTCTTTAGCATCCTTGCGTTTTGAAAGCTTGTAAAACTGAAACTTGTCTTTTCGGTTTTCAAACGCTTGTTGCGAGGCTTTCACTTTACCGTTATATTTGAAAAAATCATAATCTGTAGTAAAGTGCCGCTTCAATGCAAGGTAGTAAACGTATATCTCGTATGCAGCTTGCGTTGAATATACTGACATTAAAACGGTAACCTATTTGTCTTTTCCATAAGATTAAGTTGTTCGGCATCTTGCTGGATTTTGGCTTTTAAGATTTGACTGCGACGAACAATGTCACCAATTACTTCAATTTCGATGTCGTGAATTTCGGCGTAATGAACTAACCCGTCAATATAGGAAACTTCATTGTTCACATAACCACTTACTTCACGCAATATACTTTCCGCCGTTAATTCAACTTTCATATTAACCTCGTAGCATCTTAATACCAGACACCCAGTTTTCTGCAGCATCTTCTACATATTGAACTGATTTACCTGGAAATGCTTCTGTGAAGAACTTATTACCACCAGCATCATAATAGTCGATGTAGTAATAACTACCTTCTTCGTTTTTCAAAACTTCGGCGCGGCCGGCGTTCGTAGCTTCTTTAAAGAATGTTGAGATTAGCAATTTGTACTCCTATTTAATCATGAAGCCAATTCTGTATGTTTTCAGATAACCGTTTGAATCATCCATGGCTTCTATAAAATTATAACCCATTTTTGTATATATGTCAACCATATATGATATGTCGCTCCAAATCGGTATCAACTCGTCATAATCTGGGTCTGGAGAATCACGAAAGTGTGTTTCTATTATCCTATCACCGATCATTTCTATGTTTATGATACTTAATCCAGAATGCGCGAACGCTGATCTAAGCAAAGGCTGCATAGGGAATTGCTTAGATGATCGTGTCCAACGCTTAAATCTATACAGATTGTCGATGTCACGTTCTGCTAAAAAACATGAGATTTGGTTGAAGGTCTCGTGATCAGATATTTCATATGTAATTGAATATTGATCACCATCAAACCATTCGCACCAAAAATATCCGGGTTCAACACCTGTGGGATCACCAGCATCGATCCACTGTTTTCTAGCACCTACACCCATACCTCCAACGTTATAGGTAGGCCGTACGCAATAGTAACCTGAAACTATTGGTGCAACACCACCAGGACCACAAGTGTATCCTAGCTGCTGTGCTAGGTAGAGCTTGTTAAACCAAAGACTCATATGTGGATATTCTATCCATGCTTCAGAATCTTCCATGTTGTTACCTCCATGATAGCTATTTATCAAAGAAGTAAGATGCGGGACTAACCATGATCCCGCGCGAGTCTATTAAGTGACCAATCTTTTCAATTGAAACAAACACTATTTACTTTGACTTTTACTCGTATCATTGACGAAGCTGTAAAGCGCAGTTGAGCGAGCCACTACTTCACTCGGTTCATACATCTTCGGCGAGTGGGTATCAATAAAAGCGTTGATGGAATCAGCCGATGATTTTGGATCATTGCGAATAGTATCTAACTTCGCATTGAACGCATTTTGCTTAATGTCAGTCTCACGATCAAGCATCTCTTGTGCCATCTTGAGAATATCTAGACGAACTTCAAATGGTGTCTTATTTGCCTGCATCTGAGTCACCTACAGCAGCTGCTCGTTCGCTGTCATAGAAGGTAGTAGCAGCATATGTCGATGAGGTGTCTAAGCCTGATGCATATGCACTTTTCATACGAGCAGTCATAGCAGACGCGCTTCGCATTGTCTCAGTCGCATTAGCGCCCGTGAACTGCATAGTGTTGTTATAGTTGAACCCAAGATTCGATCCAGCGTGGAAAGCGTCAATGTTTGCACCAAGGAACATAAAGCCCCAGCTTTTGCCTTCAGCCTTTTCAACCATGGCCTTAATCGTAGCCGAGCTAAATGTGCGAGAGCTATTTTCTTCGCCATCAGTTAAGATTGCGATGATAACTGACTCGCGATCGGCCTTCTTCTTTTCAGCTAGAAGAGCGTTGATCTTCATCATGGCACCGCCAATAGCATCGTTTAGATTTGTGCCACCATTTGGACGATAATTGGTTTTGTTAAGAGGCTCAACCTCATTCACATCTTGACGATCAAAAACACATGTGACGTTACTGCCGTTAAATTTATAAAGTGACACGAGTGTTTGAATGCCAGTTTGTTTTGCATCTTCTTTCTGGGCGACTAGATATTCGTTATAGCCAGAGATCGTTTGATCCCAACAAGAACTCATTGAAGACGACTCGTCAAGAACGAATACGATGTGCGAGAGTTTAGGATTTTTGCCTGCACGCTTTGGTTTGAAAGCTTCGGCCAGATTTACCGGTGCAGTAATTGGCGATGGCAATGTAACAAGCGTAGGCAAAGTAGGCATGTATTGCTTATCGGTTGGCTGCAGATGATTTAAACGTGTTGGTATAATATAAGTCATTATGTTTCCTATGTGTTGTGTAATGTGTGTTTAGAAGGGGATTCTTTGATCCCCTTCTTTATTATTTATACTAAAGGCCTGAAACATCAGCTTGGGTTTCAGATAATTTTGGATCTGGCACCAAACCGTATGCTTCAAGAGCACCATCAGGTCCTGACATCTCATCTGATACAAAGAATTCAACATACTCTTTTAATCCTGGGATAACACCGATATGTTGCGTCTTTACATAGAAGAACAGCGGACGACTGACAGGATAGTCACCAGATGAAATTGTTTCCACTGACGGTTCAACACCATCAATAGTTGCAACCTTTAGCTTATCGCTGTTGTTCTGATAGAATGAAAGTCCGAATACGCCTAGAGCTTTCGTGTCAGCAGCAAGGCGGGCCAGAGTTTCTGTGTAGTCACCGTCAATATCAACAGCTACACCATCAGTTCTGACTTTGATACAAGCCTTCTTTTGATCATCATCTAGTTTTTCAACATCTAGGACTTCTTTACAACCGGCTTCCATAACCTTCACATCAAACACTTCACGAGTGCCATGTTTTGTACCTGGAATAAGCGCTAGAATCTCTTGATCCGGTAAAGCAGGATTTACTTCATTCCACTTAGTGGCAGTTGACGATTCATGTAGCGCAGAATACAAGTCTTGGACAGTCAATTCAAACGAATTACCATTTACATCAGAAGCAAAAACAATGCCATCATACCCAAACCGAACTTCTTTTACATCTGTAACACCGTTAGCAGCACAGTCTTCATATTCAGAATCTTTCATCTTCGATGATGAGTTTGCAATATCAACGGTTGTTTCACCAACACCTTCACACAACTTTTTACGACCAGCACCAGAACCACCGCCTTCAACAACAGGTGTTGGGAAGTCAAAGTTTTCGCCAAATGCCTCAGCAACAATAGTTGCAAATGGTAAAACAGTAGAAGAACCAGAAATTTGAATATTATCACGTGCCATTGCAGATGTTGCAATTGTTGCACCTAGAAAAGTAGAAAGAATAA